GCACAAAAATTGGTGTGGTTGTTGGCAAGGTTATCAAGGAACTTGATCTTGCTGACATATTCTCGATCGATGAGACTGAGTTGACTCGTGAATATTCTCAACAAGCATCGTTGTATGCATACTTCTCGACATTGACTGCCGATGCAGAACGTAATGTGGCTATGGCAACTATGATAATGGAGCAGGAGTATGCTATCATGGATCAGGAATATCGTTCTGATGCAGTTGCAGATGATGTGAAAGTTACAGAGTCTATGGTCAAACAAGCAATTATTTCGGATAAAGATTATCAAAAACTGTCCAAAAATGTAATCAATAAGAAATACTATTTCCGAGTCTTGAAGGCTGTTGCTGATGCTCTTGAACAGAGAGCGAATATGCTAGTGTCATTGGGAGCATATCTTCGGCACGAACAGGATATGACAGGTATGAATATCAGACGAAGAGAACTCGATGAATCTGTAAGCAATTTGAAAAGCACCATCAAAAAGATTCAAAGGGAAGGTGACGAATCTGCATGATGATAAGTTTAGTATATTAGTTGCTCGTTACTAATCACTATTCACTATTCACAAAATTTCAAAGGAAGGGAACTATGGTTGTAAAGAAAACATTATCAAAGCAAGAGCGTCTTGACAAGTTGGTCAAGAAACTCCAAACCACCGACAGAGGTGGTCGTGGAAAAGGATTCTGGTCTCCGAAGGTTGGGAGGAATGTCATTCGTATTCTCCCTGAAGTGGGAGAGATGGAATTCTTCTTCCAGGAGGTTGGTAAACATCGATTCCCTGGAACCGATGCGAAGGAACTGTACTGCCCAAAGTTCACATCAACTGGCGAGTTGGAATGCCCAGTATGTGAGCTGTTGTCCGATCTGTGGGCTGGTGATTCGTCCAGCAAGAGACTTGCAAAACAACTGAAACTCAAACGATCATATTGGATGAACGTTATCAATCGTGATGGGGAAGATGCTGGTCCAGTGATCTTTACTCCAGGTGTGAAAATCCTCGATGCGATCGCTTCTATGGTTGGGGATCCCGACTATGGTGACATCACTGATGTTGATGAAGGTCTGGATATTATCATTGATCGTAAAGGAACAGGTCTTGAGACGTCTTATCAGGTCAAGGCAAAGCGGGCATCCTCTCCGCTGTCCGAAGACCAGGATCTTGCAGAGAAGTGGCTTGCTGCTGTGAATGATCTCAGTTGGATTGAAGTCAGTGAAGATCCAGAGGAAGATCAGGAATTATCAAAAGGTCATGCAGTGTATCTTATCCCCTACGATCGGATTGTCAGGGAATACAGTCTGGAGGATTTGGATGTAGAGTCCATGTTGGAGTCTATTGAAAATCCTGAGGATGAAGATGAGGAAGGATATTCTACTGCAAAACGTCCACAAAAGAAAGTCTCTAAGCCGATTTCTAAACCTGTTTCCAAGACTTCTAAGAAAGTTGTAGAAGATGAAGAAATTGAAGCGGATGAAGAAGTCGAAGAAGAGCCTGAGAAAGAAGTAAGTCGCAGGATGGCTCGTCGTAGCAGACGATAATCGGCATCTGACCCTCGGGATCGGTGTATGCCGGTATCGAGGAGAGTAGATTGTTTTGATCTCCTTTTGCAGTCTACTCTCCAACTTCTTTACTTTTCTGTGATTTCATGATAAAATATTGCTAGAGGATAGCAGATGCCAGAACTTACAGAGCAAGAGTTGGTGAAGATACTAATCTATGAGCAGGACACGGAGTCCTTTATCCAGCGATGGCTCAAGGAATTGATCGATTGGTTGAATGCTAATCCAGTATCGTCATTCGAGAGATCGTACAAGGAGGAAGTATGAAAAAAGGCATGGTTGTATTCACGCTAACAGCTGAACTCGATGAAATCACAGAAAAGGTCGAGAAAGAAGATCTCCTGGAAGCATTTATGGGAATCTTGGAAGCATTCGGAGTCGAAGTGACTGGTGAGGTTACAGTCGTGAGCGTCGATACAGAGGAGGTTCCGGATGGCAAAGAATAATGGTACATACTACATCCGCAAAGCCGAGAAGGCTGGATTGGAAGTGAAGTATGGTCGTGGGGATCATGTAAAGGTGTATTCTCCTGACCATAGTTCTATGATGGTTATCCCATCCAATTTGAAAGGCAATGGTACAGAACACTCCGTTATGAAATGGCTGGTGAAGTATGGTGTGATACTTACATTCATCTGTATTGTTATTGCACATAATCTATGAACATCATACACTTTGCGGATTTTCACCTGGGCGCATCGCAGGAAGGTCCGATGGATCCTACAACTCGATTGAATGGTAGGATATTGGACTATCTAGACACACTGGATGCATTGGTGGAATATGCAGAGGATAATGATGCAGATCTGGCTGTGTTTGCCGGTGATGCGTTTCATAAGAATAATCCAGATCCAACGTTATTGGGTCTGTTTGCTGAGCGCATCATAAGATTATCAAAACAATGTCCTGTTGTGATTGTGCCAGGCAATCATGATATGCCTGGTGTTGTGGAAAAGGCAACATCTGTTGACATTTTCAATATCATGGATCTGCCAGATATAATTGTTGGCAGACAATATGAATTATTGGACATCGAAACTAAACATGGAATGATACAGGTTGCAACTGTACCATATCCATTGCGATCACAGATGTTGCCATCTGGTAAGAAATATGATGTAGATAAGACAAAAAGAATCATGCGTGCTACCATGAGGAAGATAATCGAAGGATTGTCTTCACATGTTAGCAAGGATTTTCCTGCCATATTAGTAGGACACTTTTCTGTGGATGGTGCGGAGTATGGTGTAGAACGTTTATTCACATTCGGAATTGACGCAGATGTTCCGTTGGAATGTTTACTGAATCCTATTTGGGATTATGTTGCTTTGGGACATATTCATCGTTATCAGAATCTGTCTGAATCTACAATAGTGATGATGCGACCACCGATTGTGTATTCAGGTTCACTAGAACGGGTAGACTTTTCTGAAGAGGGACAAGAAAAAGGATTTGTTTGGGTGGAGATTGATGGTAAGAATGTTGATTATGAATTTGTAGTAGTCGATGCCAGACCGATGAAGACGATCAGCATTTCTGTACCTGATGGTGAATATACACAATATGTGTTGTCTAAGTTGGAGAAACATAATCTATCTGGTAAAATAGTTCGGGTCAGAATTGATGTTAGTGATTCTATTTTCATTGATAAGTCTGAGATATATCGTGTGTTAGAGAAAATGGGTGTATATTATGTACATTCCATACGCATCATATCTCCTGTAAAAGCAAGAACATTATCATTAGATACAGATGTGCCATTATCGTCGTTGGCTCCAATAGATTTGTTGGGTATGCATCTGGAAGATAAGGGTGTGAGTGGCAAGAAATTGAAGAATTTGCTCAGTTTAGCTAAAGATATTATGTCAGAAGTTGATAGAGGACACTAATATGTTAGAAAATAGTGCAAAACTTTTTGTGATGGGAATTGGCTTTTCTGGAATGATATTGTTTGTAATTTATGTTGTCGGAAAGATTTCTATTGTCATTCGGAAATACATTGATGATAAGGAATTAGATCGATTGACTCAGAGGGATCATATGGCAGCGATACGGGATGATGGTAAATTCGTATGAGCGATATATCATTTTTTGCTAATGTTGGATGTACTGCTGATGAAGTTATCAAAAGTATGTTTGGATCCAACATATATCGTGTGAAGAGTGAAATGGTTGGCAGAACCTGTAATGGTTTGGTAGTCCGTTGGTACATGAGACAAGGTGAAGAAGGTTCTTCACATGGAGTCATCATAACATTCAAAAGATTTGTGTTGGATGGTGTTATGGCATATCGTGTTGTGAAAACGGAAATATGGAATCCAAGCGAGATTATTGTTGAGAGTGTGACAAATGAAAGCCAATGATATAATTAGAGAACTTCGTGATAGGGATAAGATAGACGTCGCTGCTCTCAGTGACGACTCGAGCCCATGTACTGTGTCTGATTGGCTCAGCACAGGTTGTCTGGTCTTGGATAGGATCCTTGGTGGAGGATTACCATTAGGAAGAGTATCTGAGGTATTTGGTGATCCTAGCACAGGCAAGAGTCTGATAGCCTCCCAGGTTGCTGCTACAGTCCAAGAGGATGGGGGAATTGTATGTTATGCTGATACTGAAACTGCTGTGAGCAAAGCTATGATGGAACAGGTTGGTGTGAATATCGATGAACTCATCTATGCGAGTCCTGATACAGTGGAAGAAGTATTCACACTCTTTGAGAAGATCATAGAAGCAAAAAAGAAATT